GAAAAGTACGGATCTATTAATATTAATTTAGAAGATGGTACTTACACTGAAATCGAAAAAGAAGATAACAGTGAACTAGCTGTTGTTAAATCAGAGGACTAATGAGTACTGTTATAAGAAAAATCAGTATTGGTTCTGATTATAAGAACGATGCGATGCATTACGCTATAGGCCAACAGGTGTATGGTGGTCATGAAATATCGCATATTCTTTTTGAAGATGTAGATGCTTCTTATAACATATTTATAAAGAAAAACAACGAGGTATTGCCATGGAAGAAGTTTAATTCTAACATGGCTATATCCGTTGAATATGATTTAGAATATTAATGAGAAGTGTTTTTGATTTTATAGTCACACCTGTAGAAAGCAGATATGACAATGAAATTAATTTAAACGGTGATAAACTTATAGTAAATTCTAGTATAGAAAACTTTAAGCTTATAAGTAGAAGAGCTATAGTTTTATCTACACCATCTGCTTATTCTACACCAATACAGAAAGGTGATGAGGTTATCATACACCATAATGTATTTAGAAGATATTATAATCATAAAGGTAAAGAAGTCGATAGTAGTAAAACCTTAGATGATAATAAATATCTTTGTCAATTAGATCAAATATATCTTTACAGAAATATATACAAGTGGAAACCAGTTGGTGAACATTGTTTTATTATGCCAATTAAAAATACTGATCAATGGTCGCAAGAACCAGAAGAAAAAAATAAAGGTATAGTAAAGATAGGAAATAAAACCTTAAAATCTTTAGGTATTAATGAAGGTGATCTAGTTGGTTTTAAATCTAATAGAGAGTTTGAGTTTATTGTGAATAAACAAAGACTTTATTGTATGCAATCAAATGATATTTTAGTTAAGTATGAGTTCAAAGGAAACGAGGAGGAATATAATCCGAGCTGGGCAAAAAGCAGTTGAGGAACTTATTAAAGTTGCTGAAGAAAAAATCATCACTAACACTGAAGATGATGTTTCTGCAGACAGACTTAAAAACGCTGCGGCAACTAAAAAGCTTGCTATATTCGATGCGTTTGAAATATTACTAGAATAGAAGAAGAAAAAAGTATGCTTGAAGATAAACCTGGAGAAACTAAAGAAAAAAGTTTTAAAGGTTTTGCAGAGGGCAGATCAAGATAATGTACGAGCAGTCTTTAGTTAAAACAGTAGAAGACCACATAAAGCCTAAGGTTTTAAAAAGAAACAATAGGTATAAAAAGTGGGAGTATGGTTACGATGTCGAGCATGACGTTGTAATCATTAGTAAAGACGGAACTATAGGAGAGGTTATTGAAATACAAAACCTTAAAATAGCTTTGCCAAAAGAACCTGAAAATGTTTTTAGTAATTCTAAAAAAGTAGAAGAGCAAATGTGGGTTAAGGCAGAATATCCAAAAGCTTTATCCAAAATAAAAAGTGTTTTCGATTGGCAGCGTTATCCTAATAGTTTCAAAGAAGAATGGTACGATTATATTGACGAAGAATTTAGAAGACGTGAAGAAGGATATTGGTTCTATAATAGAGGCTTGGCTACTTACATCACTGGTTCTCACTATATGTTCTTGCAGTGGTCTAAGATTGACGTTGGGGCAGCAGACTATAGGGAATCAAATAGATTATTCTACATTTTCTGGGAAGCTTGTAAAGCAGACCAGAGATGTTACGGTATGTGCTATCTCAAAAACCGACGCTCTGGTTTCTCCTTTATGGCTTCAGCAGACACGGTCAACCAAGCAACCATTAGCTCAGACTCAAGATTTGGCATATTGTCAAAATCAGGGGCTGATGCTAAAAAAATGTTTACAGACAAGGTAGTACCAATATCAATTAACTACCCTTTCTTTTTCCGTCCTATACAAGACGGTATGGATCGTCCAAAAACAGAGCTAGCATATAGAGTACCAGCATCGAAACTAACTAGAAGAAAACTAGACGAGGGTATTACATCAGAGGAAATAGAAGGACTTGATACAACTATTGACTGGAAAAATACAGGTGATAACAGTTATGACGGTGAGAAATTAAAACTGTTAGTACACGATGAAAGTGGTAAATGGGAAAAGCCAGATAATATATTAAATAACTGGCGAGTTACAAAAACCACAATGCGATTAGGTAGTAAGATCGTTGGTAAGTGTATGATGGGATCAACGAGCAATGCTCTTGACAAAGGTGGTGAAAACTTTAAAAAACTATACTATGCTTCAGACGTTACGCAAAGAAACCGCAATGGACAGACTAGCTCAGGACTATATAGTTTGTTCATACCTATGGAATGGAATTACGAAGGATTCATCGATGCTTATGGCGTACCTGTATTCGAAAAACCAAAAGACGCAGTTAAAGACGCGCACGGTGATTTAATTACAACAGGTGTTATAGAGCATTGGGAAAATGAAGTAGATGGTCTTAGAAATGATCAGGACGGTTTAAATGAATATTACCGACAGTTTCCACGCACAGAGAAACACGCGTTCAGAGATGAAGCTAAATTATCTTTATTTAATCTAACTAAAATATACGAGCAAATAGATTACAACGAAGATATGAGAAATAAAGCCTTGGTTACTCAAGGTAATTTCCAATGGGCAGGAGGAATAAAAGATACCACTGTTAATTTTATACCGGATAACAACGGTAGGTTTTTAGTCTCATGGATTCCACCTGCAAGATTACAAAATCGTGTAATAATAAAGAATGGAGTTAAATATCCTGGCAACGAACACGTGGGTGCTTTTGGATGTGACTCTTACGATATATCAGGTACAGTTGACAAGAAAGGTTCTAAAGGTTCTTTACACGGACTTACTAAGTTTAGTATGGAAGAAGCACCTTTTAATATGTTTTTTTTAGAATATATATCAAGACCTCCAACTGCTGAAATATTTTTCGAAGACGTGCTTATGGCATTACACTTTTATGGTATGCCAATATTAGCAGAGAATAACAAACCAAGGTTGTTATATTACTTAAAGCGAAGAGGTTATAGACAGTTTTCAATGAACAGACCTGACAAAGTATATAATAAACTTTCGGTTGCAGAAAGAGAAATAGGTGGGATACCAAATTCATCTGAAGACATTAAGCAAGCGCATGCTGCGGCTATAGAATCTTATATAGAAGATCACGTAGGTTTAAAAGAAACAGAATACGGTCAAATGTATTTTCAACGTACGCTCGAAGACTGGGCTAAGTTTAATATAAATAACAGGACAAAGTTTGATGCTACGATAAGTTCTGGTTTAGCTATTATGGCTTGCAATAAAAATAAATATTCACCAGTAGCTGAGGTTAAAAAAGAACCAGTGAATATAAGTTTTAAAAAATATGATAACACAGGTTATACTTCAAAAATAATAAAATAGATGGTTTATACTAATGTTAATAGTTCTTTTCCAAGTCAGGTAGTACCAGACGCAGAGAAAAATACTTACGACTACGGTTATCAAGTAGGTAGAGCTATTGAAAACGAATGGTTTAGAGGTGATAACGGCTTAGGCGCTGGTGGTCGTTTCGGAAATAACTGGCAAGACTTTCACAGACTTAGACTTTATGCTAGAGGCGAACAGTCTGTAGCTAAGTATAAAGATGAACTTTCTATTAACGGTGATTTATCTTATTTAAATTTAGACTGGAAACCAGTTGCAGTATTATCTAAGTTTGTAGATATTGTTGTAAATGGTATGACAGATAAAGGTTATCAAATAAAGTCATATGCTTCAGATCCATATGCTGTAAAAGAAAGAACAGACTTTGCTTTTAATGCTATGCGTGATATAACTAACCAAGCTTTAATTTCAGAGTTAAATGAATTAACAGGTAAAAATTTCTTTAAAACTCCAAACCCAGAGGAGCTTCCTCAAAACAAACAAGAGCTGGATATGTATATGCAGCTTAATTATAAACAAGCAATAGAAATAGCTGAAGAAGAGGTTATTGAGAATGTATTTAGCTACAATAAATACGAGGAAGTTAAAAAAAGATTAGCATACGATCTTGTTGTGTTAGGAATTTCTGCAGTTAAAACAGATTTTAATTTAGCAAATGGTGTTACTGTTGACTACGTTGATCCTGCTAATTTAGTTTATTCATATACAGAAGATCCTAATTTTGAAGATATATATTATGTAGGCGAATTAAAGTCTATGAGCTTGCAAGAGGTTAAAAAGCTTTTTCCTTATTTAACAGATAGCGACTTAGAAGAAATAGAAAAATATCCTGGTGACGCAAACTACACGCGTAACTACTATGGTCAAGATGATCAGTATAATCAAGTACAGGTTTTGTTTTTTGAATATAAAACTTATAATAATCAAGTATTTAAAATAAAAGAAACAGATCAAGGCCTTGAAAAAGCTTTAGAAAAAGACGATTCTTTTAATCCACCTGAAAACGCTGAAAACTATAATAAAGTACATAGAGCTATAGAGGTTTTGTACAGCGGAGCAAAAATACTTGGTTACGAAAAAATGTTAAAATGGGAGTTAGCTGAAAACATGACACGTCCTTTTAGCGATCAAACCAAAGTTCAAATGAATTACAGCATCACAGCTCCGCGCATGTACAAAGGTCGTATAGAGAGTATCGTGAGTAAATGTATTGGCTTTGCTGATATGATACAACTTACTCATTTAAAAATACAACAGGTGCTAGCGCGTATGGTTCCAGATGGTGTATTTGTAGATGTAGACGGTTTAGCTGAAGTTGATCTTGGAAATGGTACAAGCTATAACCCGCAAGAAGCTTTAAACATGTATTTCCAAACGGGTAGTATTGTAGGTAGAAGTTTAACTCAAGATGGCGACTTGAACCAAGGTAAAGTACCTATTCAAGAATTGCAAACGTCTTCTGGTATAGGTAAAATACAAGCGCTTATACAGACGTATCAATATTATTTACAAATGATCCGCGACGTGACCGGGTTAAATGAAGCAAGAGACGGTAGTCAACCTAATAAAGATTCTTTAGTTGGTTTACAAAAGTTAGCGGCTGCTGCTTCTAATACAGCTACTAAACATATATTACAATCACTAATGTATCTAACAGTTAGAACAGCTGAAAATATTAGTTTAAGGGTTGCTGATATGTTAGACTTTCCTTTAACAAAACAAGCGTTACTTGGATCTATAAATCAGTTTAATGTAGCTACGTTAGATGAGTTATCTAATTTAAATATGCATGAGTTTGGTATATTCTTAGAATTAGAACCAGAAGAAGAAGATAAACAAAACTTAGAGAAAAATATACAAATAGCTTTACAAGCTGGCCAAATTGGTTTAGAAGATGCTATAGATATTAGACAAATAAATAATACAAAGCTAGCTAATCAATACATAAAGTTAAGCCAAAAGAAAAAGAGAGAAAGAGACGAAAAAGCTGCTCAAGCAAATATACAAGCACAAGCACAAGCAAATGCCGAATCAGCTGAAAAAGCTGCTTTTGCAGAAGTGCAGAAACAACAAGCTTTAACTCAAGAAAAAGTTAATATAGAAAAAGCTAAATCTCAGTTTGAAATACAACGAATGCAAACAGAAGCTCAAATAAAAAGAGAGTTAATGGCTGAGAAATTTAGATACGACATGGAGTTAGCTAGAATAGAAGTTGAAGCTCAAACGCAGAGAGAAAAAGAAATAGAAGATCGTAAAGACGAACGTGCTAGAATAATTGGTACACAACAATCAGAAATGATTTCACAGCGTCAAAACGACGAGCTACCTAAGAATTTTGAGTCATCAGGATTTGACTCGCTAGGAGGATTTGGATTAGAACAGTTTGAACCTCGCTAAAAAATAAAATCCTTTAATTTTATATTATTATATTATGTCAGAAGAAGTAAAACAAGAAGGAGAGTTTAAAATGAAAACACCTTCTAAACCTAAAAATTTAGGTAAAGCAAACGAGGTAACTAAAGTAGAAATACCTAACACTGCTAAAGAAGCTCAAGGTGCTGTAGTACCTGAAGTTACAAAAGTAGAAATAAAAAAAGAAGAAAGCGATGCCGTTCAAACACAAGAGACAAATGATAGCGATGTTGTTGTCGAAGAACCCAAAGACGGTAGCGACAGCGAAGAAGTGGTTGAAGAAGTACGGACCACCGAAGAAACAGTAGAGTCTCCTTTAACTGTAATTGAAGAAACAGAAGATGAGACTAAAGAAGTTGTACAAGAAGAGCCACAGCAAACTGTTGTAGAGCAAAGACAACTACCGGAAAATATTGACAAGCTAGTTACTTTTATGGAAGAAACTGGTGGAACTGTAGAAGACTATGTTAGGCTTAATGCAGATTATACCAATGTTGATAATAAAACTTTAATTAGGGAATATTATAAACAAACTAAACCACACTTAGATTCTGAAGATGTAAGTCTTTTATTAGAAGACTTTGAGTACGATGAAGATATAGACGAACCAAAGGATATACGCAAAAAGAAAATTGCGTTCAAAGAGGAGGCTGCAAAAGCTAAAGACTTTCTTGAAGGCTTGAAAGGTAAATATTACGACGAGATCAAGTTGAGACCGGGCGTAACCCAAGAGCAACAAAAAGCGTTAGACTTTTTCAACCGATACAATGAAGAGCAACAAGCTAATATAGCCAAGCACGAGGTTTTTAAACAAAAAACTAAACAATTGTTAAACGATAATTTTGAAGGTTTTGATTTTAACGTTAGCAATAAAAAATTTAGATATGGAGTTAAAAATCCTTTACAGATAGCAGAGCAACAATCTGATATTTCAAATTTCATTAAGACGTTCTTAAATGACAAAGGAGAAATACAAGACGCAAAAGGCTATCATAAAGCTATATATGCTGCTAGAAACGCTGATACCATTGCCCAACACTTTTACGAGCAAGGAAAAGCTGATGCTGTTAAAGATGTTATGGCTAAATCGAAAAACATTTCGACTGAGCCTCGTCAAACGGCTTCTGGTGAAGTATTTGTAAATGGATTAAAAGTTAAAGCAATTAGCGGAGTTGATTCTTCAAAATTGAAAATCAAAAAAGTAACATTAAAAAATTAAAATAATTTATTATGGCTGTAAGTCCTTTATTTGGGAGTATCGTCCCAAGTCAAAAACAACAATTGCTAGATACAAACTTCCTGTCTTTTAATGGAGGTGCTGGCGCTGGCGATTCTGATACATTTGCACAACAGTATCTACCTGAAATTTATGAAGCAGAAGTAGAGCGCTACGGAAACCGTACGCTTTCTGGATTCTTACGTATGGTAGGAGCTGAAATGCCTATGACCTCTGACCAAGTTATCTGGTCTGAGCAAAACCGTTTACACATCTCTTATGATGGTTGTACCAACGATCAAGTTAATACAATTACTATTCCTGTAGCTGCTGACGTTAAAAACGTTGTATCTCCACAGGCTACAATTGTAGCTGTTGATCAAGCTGGTAACGAGCTTAAGGCTGTTGTAACTGCTTCTAACCTTACTACTGGTGCACTTACTGTAGCTCCTTATGATGCTACTACTACAGCTGCGCTTGCTACTACTGGAGTTAAAATCTTTGTTTATGGCTCTGAGTATGCTAAAGGTTCTTCTACACCTAACAACACTTCAGCTACTGCAGCTGACGGTTATGTAAGTGTAGATCCTTCTTTCACTCAATTTTCTAACTCACCAGTTATTATCCGAAACAAGTATGTTGTTTCTGGTTCTGACA